AAGAAGCAGTTTCTCAGTTAACCGAAAAAGAAAAAGAAACCCTACGCACTTGGTTTAAACGTAAAGGTGCACCCGGTAAAACTGGTGGTTGGGTAGATTGTAATTCCCCTATTCGCAAGGATGGTAAAATTACTGGATATAAACCTTGTGGTAGACAAAAAGGGGAAAAACGTAAATACCCAGCATGTCGTCCTACCCCAGCAAGATGTAAAGATAAGGGTAAAGGTAAAACATGGGGTAAAACAAAAGAACAAAGAATACGTGAGGTAATCCAAAACGTAATAAAAAATACATTATAATGAGCTTTTTAGACGAAAAATTTTCTGATGAATATGATGATAACCCTAAATTAAAAGGGAAACAAAAAGATTTACCTGATGCTTTACAAAAAGCAATTATAGATGATGATCTTGAAGAAGGCAAAGCAAAAAAATTCCTTACTGGCCTTGCTTTATTTACTGCACTAATAGCAGGCAAAAATGCAGTTGTCAATAGTGACCCTGGCTTAAAAAAGTTAAAAGCCGCTTATGAACAAGCAGAAAAAAAAGATGATGTTGCTAAAATGAAAGAACTTAAAGATAAAATCACCAAACAGAAAATCTGGTTAGAGGCGGGTGAAGGCGAACCCCAATCAGTTGATGAAACTAAAAAAACAGTCGAACTACCTGCCGACACTACATTTACTCTTGACCTTAAACACCTTATGAAAAAACATATTGATGAAGGTAAATCCCAAGAAGACGTAGTTAAATTAACTAAAGCATTAATGAAAAAACTTCATGATAAAGGTGAAGTAACAGTTAAAGGTACTAAAGTGTTATTTAAAGAAAGTGCTGCTTCTAATCTAGAATTAAAATCTTTAGCTAAAAAGATTTACTTAACAATGAAAAAACTTCTCCCGGGTAGAGTACAGTTAGTAGGTAATGTAAGTACTGCTCCTGATGATACTGGGTGGGGTAAAAGACTAGATGCAGGGAGAGTTGATGATTTAGATAAACCTTATGCCGCTATTTTTATTAATACATCTAATAATAGGGAAGACAATAAAGAATCAGTTCATGTACAATTAGGTGCTCCTAAAAAAGAACAAGCCTTAAAAGTTTATAATGATTTAAAAAGTGCCTACCCTCAGTTTGAATATGAACATGTTCAACAAAAACAAGGTATAGGATGGAGTAGAAATGGTTATTATATACAATGGTTAATTAGACCAGGTAAAACAACATCTGAAGCAGATGTCCCCCAAGACACCCAATTAGCACTTCCAGAACCACCTGCTCGCGATTATTTAGGCGACGATGGTAAAGATTACGAAGGTGGAATGGCGAAAAGCCAAATGCTTAAAATGAAAAAATACGCAGCTGCTTTATGCGATATGATTGATGACGAATCACAATTAGAATCATGGGTTCAAGCTAAATTAACTAAAGCATCTGAATATATGTCTGCTGTTTATCATTACTTAGATTACCAAAAGTCTAAAATGAATGAGGCTATAGGAGATGTAATCCCCGATGGCGAGTGGCAAAAACTAGATATTGAATGGATAATGGATGAGCCTGATGTAAATAGACCAGATTACCAAGAAGGCCCTCTATATGGAACTACAGCAGATGGTAGAGCGTTTGAATCATATGGTAATTGGACACCTTTTGAAGATGAATATCTTCCCCTAAGAGGTGAGGAAGTAGTAGAAATACCCTTACCATAATGAACAAATTAACTGAACAACAGCTAAGACGTAAAATACGTCAAATAATAAGGGAAGAACGTGAGTATAACTTACGCCAGTTATCCCCAGGGGCATTTAATGCTATAGGACCTGAGACTTTAGGCATCCCCCCTTCTGCTATTATTGATGTTAAAATTATTAAAGCACCTAAGCCAATTTTTAAATGTTTCCTTGATAATGGGCAAACATTTAATTTAATAGATAATGGTGAATATATGCAAGCTGATATAAATCGTATTTTATTTGATTTAGATAGAGATGATGATTTAAATGGTGCTAAGTATGAGCTTGAAAAATTAATGCAAAAAGGTAGCATTAAATCAGATGATGAAGAAACTGCTTCTGATGATTTAGGGGGCGATGAACCCGCCGCTGAACCAGCGGCTGAAGAACCAACAGAAGAACCTGAAGTATAATGAACGATAACCCAGAATTTCAGAAAGCAGCAGCAGGTATTTATCGCGATGCCGTTAAAAAATTTAACATTCGCACTACACCTAAGCTTATCCTTCGCAAAGATGAAGAAAACGGTGCTAAAACATTAGGCCGTACTGCTTATTATGACCCTGAAAATCTACATATTGTCCTTTATATCAGTAACCGTCACCCTAAAGACATACTTAGATCATTTGCCCATGAATTAATCCACCATGTACAAAATGAACGTGGTGATTTGCATGTAGGTGATGCTAGTAATCCACAATATGCACAACAAGATGAACACCTTAGAGATATGGAAAAAGAAGCATACCTTGAAGGTAATCTACTAATGAGAGACTTTGAAGATAACTTTAAATACCAACAACAATGAAAGACCCTTGTAACTGCACTATATGTAACTGTGGCGAGACATGCGGATGCGACTGCTGTGATTGCTAAACATACAGACTGATTCATAGCCAGTCGACTTAAAAAATAAATTTGGAGCTGTGGCCCAATCCTTTGGATTGGGCTACTTTTTTTCGTATATTCAATAGTTAAGATTAAAACATGGAAAAAATAGTAATAATCGGAGCCGGAGTAGCGGGCGTAAACGCTGCAACCAAGTTAGTTGATAATGGTTACCCGGGTGATCATATCACAATTATTGACATGGGTAACGATCCTTATAACCGTAAACCAGAGGAAGTAATGACTGGATTTATGGGTGCTGGTGGTTGGAGTGATGGTAAACTCACTTACCACACTGCAATTGGTGGTCATATGTCAAAATATTGTGGTGAAGAAAAAGCTATGGAATTGATGGATCAAGTAATTGAAAACTTCAGACGATTCCACCCCAAACCAGAAGTTATCCAGTGTTCACATCCAGTAGAGGAACCAGAATTCATTAAGCCCTATTTTGGCTTGCGTTTGTTTCCAGTATGGCATATTGGAACTGATTATCTACATGAAATTGGTAAAACTTGGTACGATTACCTTTGTGATAAAGGTGTTAAATTTCATTGGAACACCAAAGCAACAAATGTCTTTCCAGACAAAAATAGAGTAGGGGTAGAGTATATTAATAGAGACCGTAAAGGTGGTGGTACATTTGATTATGACCGTTTGATCTTTGGCGTAGGTAAATCTGGTATTGATTTTGGTAAAAAGATTATTGAAGAAAATGATTACCCAACTGAATCTAAACCAGTACAAATTGGTGTACGTTTTGAAGCACCACAAAAACACTTCCAAAAACTAATTGATATTTCATACGATTTCAAACTATATAGAAAATTTGAAGATAAAGGAGTGTCATTACGTTCATTCTGTACCAACAATAATGCAGCGTTTGTAGCCGTTGAAGAAACGTATGGAGACCATAGCTACAATGGACATGCTAAAAAAGATGAGGCCTACCGAAATAACATGACTAATTTTGGTATACTTATGGAGATTCGTGGTATAGACAAGCCATTTGATTGGTCACGCGAAGCTGTTAAAAAACTCCAAGTCAATGGTACCGGTACTTATTACTCACCCAGCCATAGAGTACCATCTAAAACAAGTGAGGGTGAATATGTTAAGACTGAAATTGTAAACAGTTTAGATCCACTATATGATGCCATAGGTGACAATGCTGTTTATATTGAAGATTTTATTGAAGATATGACAAAGGTATTCCCAACATTAGGTAATGATTGGGGTGTTTATATGCCTGAGGTAAAATACCTCTCACCTGAACCACTTGTAGATTATGATAATTTAGCACTTAAAGAAGTATCAAATGTCCACTTTGTAGGCGATGCTCTTTCAGCAAGAGGCATTACAGTGAGTGGTGCCCAAGGAACTTATGTAGCAGAAAATATTATAAAAAATCACAAAGATAAGTTGTTTTTCCACCTAGAAGATAGTAACTTAATTGGTGGATTAACTATGCCTAAAGAAAAATCAGAATATTGGAAAACAATTTAAAACTCAAAAAATACCCTATTATATTCTTTTCTGCGTTAGCATTAGAAATAGGTAGTACAATGTATATTAGTTCAGTAGCAGATAAAAACATGGCATCAACTATGTTTTGGGCATTTTTAGGTCCTTTTATAGCATTACCTTTTGCTGGTTATGTAGCTGACGAAAAAACATGGAAGGGTAGATTTTATCTAGCTTTATCTAGCTCAATAGGATATACCATAGGAGCTTTGATATCAATGTATTTTATATTAAATTAAAAAAATGGATAAAAAAGAAGAAGATAAGCGCCTCAAAGAAAATGAAATGATTGAGGAACAAAATAGAATGACAGGGAAAAAAGATTTCCCTAAAACAAAACGTTTAAAAACACCTGATGGTACTATAGCTTATTATTGGGATGGTAAACTTCACAATTGGGATGGTCCAGCTCTTATACCTGAAGGTAATAATCGTTTAAGAGAGTATTTCATATATGGTGTAAAGCACACTGAAGAAGAATGGAAAGAAGCTAAGCGTAGTGGTAAGGGTATGCCATGGTACAAAGACCCAAGATTTAAAGCAAGAGCAGCAGGATAATGAAAATAGGTTTTACAGGTACAATGAGTGTAGGCAAAACCACACTCGTTAAAGCATTACAAGAGATTCCAGATCTCCAAAATTATACATTTACTACTGAACGTAGCCAGTACCTCCATTCGTTAGGGATTCCTCTTAACTACGAAACTACAATTGAAGGCCAAACAGTATTTTTAGCAGAACGTGTAAGTGAACTTATGCAACCTAATATAGTTACTGATAGAACTATTATTGATGTTATGGCATTTACTAATAGGGCCAAAAAAATAAGCTTCATAGATGGTGATGCCTTTGAGGAATATGCTAAGCGTTTTATTTACCAGTACGACTACATTTTCTATGTATCTCCTGAAGGAGTAAATATGGAAGATAATGGAGTTAGAGAAACTGATCTCGAATATAGAAAAGAAATTGATGAAGAAATTCAAAAACTATTACATAAACATCGTCCTTTTTGGCATACTGTTAAAGGATCGACTGAAGAACGTATTAAACAAGTATTAAACACAGTAACATTTTAAACATGAAAATTTGGAAATGGATATTAGGTGTGTTAGCCCTTCTAGGGGGTGCCGCCGCAGTAGCAAGTGCTAAAGACAAGAAAAAGTACAAAAAGGACGTTAAAGAAAACCAAGACAAAATCAAACAAGTCCAGGCTAAAGTTAAACAAGTCCAGCAACAAAAAGCTAAGACTAAGGATGCAATTAACCAACAAAAGAAAAAAGTTGTTAAAGCAAAATCCCAAGTTAAAGACACAGGTAATGCTAAAAAAGTAGCCCAGGATTTTGAAAAAAAATACCGCCGCAAGCCAGGTAGACCAAAAAAACAATCATGAAGAATTTATTAGCTATTTTACTTTTAGGGATATCTAGTATCTCATTTGCTCAAGATACTACTAAAATCCCCACAGATGAACTTGAAACATATTTTCAAGCTATGGATGAGTTGAGAGAACAAGACTCATTAAAGCATGTCTTAATTCAACACCTTCAAGAAGAGATTAAATATTGGGAAACATTAGATGATGAAAATGACCTTATAATCTCCTATAAGGACCAAGAAATCCTTCTGTTAAATGAACAAATAGACCTTCACCTAGATCGTTTAGACAAAGTAGATAAATGGTATAATAAACCAATGGTAGGTTTTGTTGGTGGGTTTTTAGGTACAATAGTTTTAATACATACTATAGACTATACGCTTCCTCAGTAATTTTTATATATTTATTGTTGTTAACACCACATTTTACGTAAAATGAATAAAAACGACATTAAACAGATTATATTAGAGGAAATTAAAGCCGCTATAAATGAAATGGCTTCCCCCGAAGAATTAGCTGCTGATTCACGTCCTGAAGACGATGATCGTATTGCTCGGGCTATGGAAACAGGCGATGAGGATGAATTAGAAGATCTTGCTGCTGGTGAATTAGATAGAGCTGAAATAGAAAGAGATTGGCGTGATGAACAAGACGCTATGTTTGGTAAACCTAACTTTGTAGAAGAAGAAGGTTTAGAAGAAATGGCTCGTACATCTAACATTTTTAAACTCAGTCAAGAAGCTAGTATGAAGGATGTCCTTCAGTTTATGCAACGCGTAAACGATGTTCTCAAAACATATAAATCACCAGGACAAAAGCGCCCTAAAAAGCGTTTTACACCTGAAGAAATGAAAGCACTAGCAATAGCAATGCTCAACCCAGAAGGATTTACTTCTAAAGATATTATTGCTAATACTTCATATAATAGCCCAGCTCAAGCAAATAAGTTTTTAAAAGCGCTTGAAATGAAAGGTTTAATTACATTAACTTCTCAGCTTAAAAAAGCAATGGAACCAACTCGCGATCCAAATGCCCCCGAAACCAGAGGCAGAAAGAGAAGAGACTCAGAATTTGATATGCCTGATGATGCTTTAGATATGGACTTTGGAGATTTTGATAACCTTGACTTAAGTGACCCATTAGCAGAAAATAAATCAGGTAGAATGGTAAATGAAATTTCAGTAGAAAAAGCAGCTGCTGCTGTTAGAGCTGCTAGAGATAGAAAAGAATATAAAAGGGCAGAAGACATATCAAATACTTTCTTTAGAACATTTGTTGGTAAAGATATGACCTTTGGTACAGTTGAATCTATAGAATTAGATGGTCAGATTTTTTCGGATGCCGATGTAGATAAAGGTAGTGTATCTATTAGAATAGATGTAGATGGGGTATCTGATGAAGACAAAATGAAACTTCTAAGATATAATAATGAAAACCCAGATAGAAGCTTACCTCGCATATTTTCTAACCAACCATTTAGTGTACCTTCTCACGAGCTAATGAACTACCCACCTGAATTACAAACATTAAGAGACGATTCAGGAAAACCAGTAGTATTAGGTCCCGCAATTACGGGTGACCAAGATGGATTTAGTTATTACGGGCAAGGTAGTGGGATTAATTTAAGATATTTTATGGGGGCCGATAATATAACTTATAACCAAGGAGGAGCTAACATAAACATTACAAATCTTCCTTTATCTCGAAGGGATGTAAGAATACTTCAACAAATTATTATGGCGATAAATCCAGATTCAAGATATGCAAAACCAGGTACTAGTGAATATAAGGTAATTGGTTTAAGAGAAGCTAAACAAGTTAGGTTACAAGAAGAAGAAGCAGAAAAAAAGCTTAAAGCCTTAATAGCTAAAGGAGTATCCCAAACTCAAAGTGAAGAAGAATTAGAAGAACAAGGTATGGGATCTAAAGCATGGCATGATTCAGTCCATATGACTCGTAAAGTAGAATGGCCACAATGGATATCTAAAATGTCAGATGCTCTAACAACAGGAGTAGCAGATCTTTTAAATATATCCCCCGATGCAGCTTCTAATGTTATCTTAGCTGCTGTACCTGCATCTGTTATTGTAAGTTTAGCTGCAGGTGCTGCTAAAGGCCGTGATCGTGAATTTATCCCTGATGTTGTTGAAAAATTTATTTTAAAGTTTGCTAATAAATTTAGAAAAGAAGGAGAAAAAATTAAATTTGGGCAAGGTGGAACTTATGATGGATCAAAAAATTATGATCTAAAAAATTTATACGAAAACAAAATGACAAATTTAGAAAAATACATTAAACAACAAATTAGAGAAGCTAAAAATCCATTAGCTACAAAGATGAAAGAAATCGAAACTCAAGGACGCGTCGCAGCACTTGAAACTAAACTTGCTGCTGTTGCTGAAATGATTGAAGAAACTGAAAGTCGCTTAACTCGCATTGATGAGGATAACGAGTTTAGAGACATGATGGATAGAAATGCTGTTAAAGAAGTTCGCAAACAACTTAAAGAACTTGAAAGAGCACAAGCTAAACTCCAAAAAGAATACGATAAGGTATCTGGGGGTAGAAAAAAAGAAAAAGTTGTCGGTGAAGCTGATGCTGATAAGCTTAGAGATTTAGCTGATAGACAAGATGCACTTGATCAGGAATTAGACGATTCAGTTGAAGAAGTATCATTTGAACTTAATGAATCCACACTTCGTATGCAAAAATTAGCCAACATAATAAAAGGATAACAACGGGGGGTTCTCGTGTAAAGTTAGGGAGACATTAGTCTCCCTTTCTTTTTAGCTACGTATATACGATGGCAGACATTAAAGCAATTATAAAGCAGGAATTTGTTAAATCAGCAAGCGATCCTGTTTATTTTATGAAAAAATATTGTTGGATTCAACATCCAACAAGAGGTAGAACACAGTTTAATCTATACCCATTCCAAGAAAAAGTATTAGGACTACTAAATAAACATGATAAATCAGTAATCCTAAAGTCAAGACAGCTTGGTATTTCGACACTTTCAGCAGGTATAGCTTTACACATGATGTTGTTTCAAAAGGATAAAAACATCCTTGTAATAGCAACAAAACAAGAAACAGCTAAAAACCTAGTAACTAAAGTACGATTTATGTATGATCAGTTACCTAGTTGGTTAAAATTACCTACAATGGAAAATAACCGACTGTCATTACGACTTAAAAATGGATCCCAAATTAAAGCAGTATCTGCAGCAGGCGATGCTGGTAGATCAGAAGCCATTTCACTTCTAGTGATTGACGAGGCGGCATTTATTGAAGAAAATAGAATTGAAGAGATTTGGGGTTCAGCCCAACAAACACTCGCAACTGGTGGTAGAGCAATTGTATTGTCTACACCAAATGGTACTGGTAACTGGTTCCATCGAATGTGGACTAAAGCACAAGATGGCACAAGCGGTTTTACTCCTATTAGATTACCATGGACTGTACACCCAGAACGAAGCCAAGAATGGAGAGACAAACAAGATGATGAGTTGGGTGAAAGAATGGCGGCACAAGAGTGTGACTGTGACTTTACAACCTCTGGTGATACAGTATTTCCCCCTGAAATACTAAACCATATTGAAGCTACAATGCTTAAAGAACCCCTTGAAAAAAGGGGCATGAATAGTAGTTTATGGGTTTGGGAATATCCCGATTATACAAGACAATATATGGTTGTAGCTGACGTAGCTAGAGGTGATTCTAAAGACTACTCAGCATTTCATATTATAGATGTTGAAAATTGTACCCAAGTAGCAGAATTTAAAGATCAAGTACCAACTAAAGATTTTGGAAGAATATTATTCAATATAGCAAATGAATATAATAAAGCATTACTTGTGATTGAGAACGCAAATATTGGTTGGGCTGCTATACAAGAAGTAATTGATATGGGTTATGAAAATTTATATTATAGCCCTAAAGACGAAAAATTTACTCGAGATGCTGAAGCATACATTGCTAAAGGGTATGACCTGATAGATAAATCAAAAATGGTACCAGGTTTTACTATGTCGTTGCGTACTAGACCATTAACTATAGCCAAGTTAGACGCATATATTAAAGAACAAAGCATCCAAATCCAATCCCGCCGCACTTTAGATGAACTGCGTACTTTCGTGTGGAAAAATGGCCGACCAGAAGCCCAAACAGGTTACAATGATGACTTAATTATGTCTATAGCTACCGCATGTTATGTACGAGATACTGCATTGAAATTTGCTCAACAAGGTGTAGATTTAACACGAGCAATGTTAAATAGTACTACTAAAGCATCATATAATCCCTTTTTTAGCACTACCCAAATTAATGATCCTAAACAATCCTATAAATGGAATGTGAATGGAAAAGACGAAGATCTTTCTTGGCTTCTCTAATTAATATTTATACACATACTATAAACATTAAATATGGCAGATACTAGCTTATTTACACGACTAAGAAGGTTATTCTCAAATGACGTTATTATAAGAAACGTTGGGGGTGATCAACTTAAAATTATGGATACTGACCGTATCCAAAAATATGGTAATTTAGAATCAAATTCCCTTTACGATAGATTTACTAGATTAC